AAGCGGGTACTACCTCGTGCCCCCTGTTGGTTTACCAAACCAACAAGACGAGTAGTAATCAACACTGTGAAGTCTCCACCATGGACCACACAACCCAGGTTGTACCACCACTATTGTAATCCCGGCAAGCTGTCCCCTACCAACTAAGGTAAGTCATACTTGTTATCCGGCAATAGTCCTACACTTCCTGTTTTAATAATTGGCGACCAAACCAATTAGTGGCTGTTAGATCATAATGGAGTTGGTAACAGTGTTGCATTTGCAGATTTTATATATTTTTCCGTGCATTAGGCCCACGAAGGCTCAAAAATAGCTCAACATTAAATAAAACACACTATAGTGCACATGTTTATCCTCCTTGCATCAGGAGTTGAGAAAATTATGCATTTGAATGATTCTTTTCATGACTACTAGGCCATTCAATTAGAAGTTCGCCTGTGAGACCCCAACATTATGTGATCCCACAAGTGATATGTAACATGGTATTGAAACTGTAACTGGGTTGCCAGTAACACCCCATTGTAACTCATTGTTGCCGGCAACCGCTTGAATATAATCAAAGAACATAAATATCTTAGCGTTGGAGAACACTCCATATGAAGTAAACCCATCCACAATAGTAAACGCAGAAGCTCCTATAGCGGATGGATACTGAAATATGTTTGCACTTGTTGCTCCAGTAAACGTTGCGTTCGAAATGTTCATGATAATTTTAAACACATCATTGGTAACAGTACCTGTCGGCAGCGCTGCCGCTGTGACACCATCCATGAGAGTTCCCCCAATTGAAAAGTTGGCGGATCCATTTTGAGTGATAGAAGCAGCGGACAATGTCAAGTTAATTTGGGTGTATTTCATTCTGGACAATGGTAGAGTGAGAGACCGTGGATTGGTTTGCATTTCTCTAAAAGAGATGTCGTAGTCAATTAATACATATCCTGGAGAATCTGTAACACTAGTGCGTGTGTAAACAAACAACTCACCAGGTGCTTGATGCCTGAGATCTTCTCCAAGAACAACATCAGTAGCAAGCCAATCAGGTTCTGGAAGGTATAATGCTGTAGAATTCTTCCACAATGGACCCAACAATGTGTTATGATCACTTAATACCATGGGCATGAAATTGGCTGATGAGGTAATAAGACCTGGTCCAATTCGGTCCTTGTTCACATAGAACATGACTGACCCAGTTTCAGCCGTTGATGCAGTTGTTATGTAATGGAAAGCCAACCCATGAATTTGATATTCTGCATAAGCATTTGCAAAATGTTTCAATGTGCTAGTAACCATACATGCAGGTGTGAGTGGTGCACCTCCTACCATAGTCCAACCAGTTATAGATGCTGCAGTACTATCAATACCAAGTAAATAATCTCTTCCCTGAATTCGCACTCCGTCTTCAGTTGGCACTACAACAGGCTTAGCACCAGTGTAGGTATTTCCAATTGCAACTGGGGCTGTATCAATGGTTGTTATCGGACCAAAACTACCCAATGCACTATTGGCAGTCTTTGGTTTTCGACGTACACGTTTCATACTTTTAGCCTGCACTTTTGCCCTGCCAACTTTTATAGCCTGTTTTGCAGCGGCCCTAGTTGCGGCAACTCTAGCAACTCTAGCCATATCGCGTCTAAATTTCTCGTAGGGTATGGGTGCTTTCACCATAGATGGAATGACTCTCCGAGCTTGTAAGCGCCGTATCCCAGCCCAATTGCAGCACCGATAGGTCCTAGAGCAGTTCCTAAACTTACGATTTCACCTGTTGTTGCTAAGGTGGCTGCACTTCCTAAAATCCCCGCGGCACTAGTAACAGCTTGTTCTGAATTAACAGAAGAGCGTCGTGAAGAAGCAGGAGAACTAAAAAGTGAATTCCCAGGGGTAGGAGTGCCAATTGCAAACTTGCCGTCTGGTGTAACAAACTTCGGTGGAGGCTTGCGATCTATATTTACCGGAGTGACGAAGCCTTTCCTTTTAATAGTAGCCAGTTTGTTATTATGAAAGCTTAATTTCTCTACGTTATGTAGACAGCTATTTAATACGGAACCTGGTCAAGGTTTCAGGAGGTGGAACAAACATCTAGCAAGTATGTTGATATGCCATACTCACTACCCAACTCAACGCCAAACACCCATTGGCGTAGTTGAGCTTCCACCTCTTGTTGCTCCTCTGGTGTAATACCAAATGCTAACCATACTTGATACCTCGATTGGTCGGATATTGTTGTATTTTCAACGATTCTATTTCCGTGATGACCTAAACTATAGATGCGTTTCCGGTTAAATTCTTCTTGTAGCTCCGAATCCAACGTGCAATCATAACTAGGGTAAGCAGTATAGAACGCCTGTAGAACAGGTACTCCTTGATTTTGTATCCTACCAGCTTCACCAACGCTGGCAACCCATGCCTTTACCCTATTTTGATGTGTTAGTCCAGTCACAGCATACGTGTCTTTGCTACAAGCTGCTTTCAAATTTCTAACCATCCTCCATGACTTATTGATGTATAAACATCTGGTTTGGCAAAATTCGGCTTGCTGCACATGATAAACGGGTTTTTCAACTTTCATTGTGAATCCCATTTCCTTAAACCAAGTAGGCAATGT